ACTGCCCCTTTCAAAGGGATAACAGAATCAAAGGAAATTCCGTCTGCGGTGTCCGAAAGAACTTTTGCGATAACTACGTTATCCAAGCCGATTTTAGGTGCTTCGTTCATTTTCGTTTTCTCCTTAAATTATAACGTTATATTTTAAAGGGAGTAGAATTCCCTTTTAAAATCCATCACCCTGTGCCGAATGTTATCTTCTGTATCGGGTGTATCATTGTTGCTTGTCATAGCCCAATGGTCTAACCGAAAAACAGAATGCACAACTTCGGCAATATCTTCCACCTTTGCATAGTTTTTTACCAACTTTGAAAAGATGTGTATTCTTACAGTTGCACTTGTTCCTTCGGGCAGATTGTCCGAAAAGGCAACATCAGAACTGTTTGTATCTTCATAAATTACAAGCGGAAAGGTCGTAACTTCGTTCGGATAACTTGCAACAACCTTGTCGGTAGAACCTAACAAAGAAACAAGTTCTGAACTGTTTGTCAAAAGTGTTCTGTAATATTTCTTTAAGTTCATTATCCGAAAATCTCCTTCCACAAGTTCGCCATAAAACTCTGGCACTTAATCAGCGAAGCCGATAACCACGGTCTAGGCTTCATTTTGCTTGTGCCGTATTCCAAAAATCTAGGATAGTTAGAATTCGGTATTATACTTCCAACTTCCCCGATTGCTTCATTTCCTTCCACCTTTACAGAATGCGTTATACTCTGTAAAAGTGTGCCTGTGTCTGGGGCAGGCGGATTTCCTTCAACAGAAGGGTGATGTCCCTTTTTGCCATAACTGACATCGGGATTCGTTATAGTATCACGCATTATAGTTTTTGCCGTTCTTTCAACTTCTGCACTAGACAGAGTAACAAACCTTTTTGAATCCGCAAGGGCTTGTTTTGAATATCGGTCTAACTCTGCTATAAATCCGTCAATACTAATCGCCTTCGCCATTTTCTTCTTCTTCTTCGCTTGGTGTCGGCTCTGGTGTTGTCGTTTCATTTTCAACAGGCAACAAAAGACATTCCCCGTGCTTACTCCAAGCATTAATCGGCATTATATTATAAACTTCCGTCTTGCCTGTAAACGCAGACAAAACAGAAGCCCTGTTTCCAACTTTAATATTTTCGTGATAGCCGTTATACAAAAACAGTTTCACGTTTCCTTTGCTCTGCGATATTCCGTAAGCTTTCATTTCGTCTTCGGTCAATGAATGCGGTTGAACATCACCTTCGAGGGTTTCTACCTGTGTCCATTCTGCAATATAATCGCCCGAATCGTCTATTGTATTGCTTTCGCTTAAAATAGAAACTACGGCATTATGAAAACGAACCATTATGCAACCCCATAAAATACATATTTATTTAAAAGTAATCTTGCACTTTCTGAAAGTCCGACATTGTTTGCAGAATCTGAATAGGTGTCGGAAATATGTCCTTCTGTATGTCCTTTCAAACCTACGGCACCCATACTTTCAAGATTAAATCTTTCTACAACGCAATTTATACAACAGGTAACTATATCACTAGGAAGTGAAGTTTCTGCCCCGTAAACATAGCCCGTATCATTCGGCAGATAATAGCCCGCGGTATATGAAACTTTTATACACCAAGTTCCCGCAAAAATATCGTGTGTGAAACCCCGTGTATATTCTGGACCGATCCAACCGCTTCCACGATAAAGCCTTCCCCACCTTGCGTATTCGGGAAGTATTTTATAATCGCTGATTGTCTGCCCGTTTATTTCACAAGCCGTTACCGACTGAATCGGGAAGTGATTAAGACTGACTAACTGTCGGTCGTTTACGCTATGCACTTCTTCGGTGTAATTTGCCCGTGCTAGTTTATAGCCGATATAACCTTCAATAAGTGCCGATTGTTGCTTAATCAATAAAGTTAAGTAATCGTCTTGTGAAGTGTCTGTTATTTTGAGCATTGCTTTTACATCTGACAAAGTACATAGCATAATTTTCACCACCTATTAAGCAGGGTCAACAGGGTAATCACCAAGAACGGCAATTGCACCCGAATCGTTTGTTTTAAGATATTTCTTTGCGGTGCAAATATCAACCCAGTTGTTTCCTTCGTCAAGGTCTGCAAACTTTACGAAGTTTGAAGTTGAAATATCAGAAGTCTGCAATTCTTTTGAACCTGCACTTGCAACAACAAGAATAGACTGTGCAGAACCTTTTTCAAAAGCGGTGTTTCCACAATCTACGGCTTTTATCTGCTCAAAGATTTTTGAACGTGTAATCATTTTCGTTTCTCCTATATAAGATTTTCTGCCTTAATTTCGGGGCGGGGAACTTCCCGCACCCCTTTATAAATTAAGATACAGAGTATGTTCCGTGTACGAATGCCTTTGGCTGACGGCAAGCAAAGTCAACTTCGGCAATAAGACGGATAAGTGTCAAATCTCTGTCGAATGCAGAAATTACATTGCCGTTGTTTGTGAATGTTCCGTCACGAGATACTTCGATTGAAATATCTTTTGAGATACCAAACATCATTTCTGCAAAATCACCAAGCCAGAAGTCTGCATAGTCTACTGTAGTGTCTGTGTACTTTACAGTTGAAGAAGAATGGAACTGATAGCCACGGAGTGTTCCGCTTCTGTTCATTTCTTCTGACCAAGCGAATGGACCCGAACTGAATGCCTTGTTGCGAATCCAAGATTCACCGATTGGGTTGAACAACCAATGAACATTCTCCATACGAACATTTGCCTGTTCAAGAAGGGCAACCATATCATTTGGAGTTGTTACGGCAAAGGCGGTTGAAGAAGAACCGCTTGTCTGAACATTTGAATTGTTTGCAAGTCCGAGTGGCTGATACTGTGAACCTGTACCATTGAGCAAAGCGTCGTCAAGGGCAATGCGGGCTTTTCTCATAAGGTCTTCGGCAACCCAACCTTCGATATTTACACCGCTTGAACGGATAAGGGTGTTTGACATAGCAGTTTTTGCAAACAGTTTCTTTGCGTGCATATTTACTTCGCCAAAAGTAGGCTCTGTAATTCCACCAACTGTTTCTTCACCGCCCCAAGAAATAGCAGAAGTTGTGTCCATTCTTGGAATAGAAAGGTTTCCGTTTACAAGTGGAACACGGCGGATATTGAGCTTGTCAATCAATGTGTTTGCAACAAGAGCGTCAATGTATTCTCCGCTGAATGCAAGTGGAACTGTGAAACCACCTTCGCTTGGAGTTCCTGCATTCATTGTCTTTGTTTCAAGCACTCTGTGAAGTGCCTTTGAATATGGGAAGTCCTTTTTTGCCTGTGCAAGAATTTCTTCATTTGTAACCTGTGTTACATTATGAGCGTCTTTCTTACCCATAGCGGAAACAGCAGAAGCAATCATCTGATTTACGATTGTAACAGGTGTTTCTTTTGCCTTGATTGTGTCACCGCTTCCAACGGCTTCCTTGAAGGCTTCAAGATATTTTACGTTTTCTGCCTTGTCATTTTCTGCCTTTGCATTTACTTCCTTTACGGCTTTTGCAACGGCTTCGTCAATCTGTGCCTGTGGTACGACACCCAAATTGTTCTTGATTGTTTCTTTTGCAGATTCAATCTGTTTTGCTGAACGCTCGTCAATAATGCGTTCAAGTTCTTTCATTTCCATAATTTTAATCTCCTATTAAGATTTTAATTGCCTTTATAATTACGTTTCTTCCGTAATTTTTTTACGGGTTTCTTCCCCGATAGTTGCCAGAATAAACCCGCCTATAAAGACGGGCTTTACCTTATTTCTTTTTTGCGGTCTTTGTAGGGTCAATGAAGTTTCCACAAACACCGATAACGGCAGATTCAATCAACTCAATTGAAGAATTGATTGCGGTCATATTTGGTACTTTGAAATAAGATACCAAGCCGATAGCAACGGCAGAAAACGCACCGCTGATAATTACAATAAGGTCAAAAGTTCTTTTGCTCATAATTAAATCTCCTTATTCAAAACTATACACCAAGTATGAAAACTTGTCAAAAATGGAAAACCCCCTGCACATTGCAAGGGGAAAACACAAAGGTTTTTATGGAGTAATTATGACGGCAACTCGACTTCTATGCTATCGGGTAACTCCACATAAATCTTTTCTTCTTCGTTTTCTTCTTCTGCTTCGGGTTCGTCAAGTTCTGCAAGTGCTTTTCTTAAAGCTTCCCCGCAACCTTTCAATGTTTCTTGACACTTTTCCAATTCGTCACCGCAAGCCTTGATTTTATCAAGAATGGCTCTGGTCTGTGCAGAAATCTTGCGACCGCTTTTTTCTTCGGTGATAAACTTGTGTGTAAAATCTTCCCCGAATGATTTAACGGCTTCGGCAATTGCATCTTGATTGGCAGGAACGGCAACGGCAGAAAACTCCAACAATTCCCATTTAAGAATATCAAAGCCGTTTTCTGTTTCTACCCATTCAAGCGGAATAAAGCCAACCGATACCGCATTGAGCATTCCTGTTTTATAACAACAATAACAAAAATCAATAAGACGGGCTTTTTCGCTAACATTGTTTATGTCGCTAGACAATTCTTCTATTTTTGGGAAATAGACATCTGCTTTTACTCTGTCCCCTTCCACCCAAAACTTTACAACTTTTCCAAGTGGAAAATCACGGCTATTGTGAAAACCGAGAAAAACAGGGTTTTTGAGATAATTCGAGAAGTCTACTCCACTTGCTCGCAGAATGTCCCCGTCACGATCCACGACTTCTTTTGATATAGTAAAACGGACTGTGCGTTCCCCTATATCTTCCGTATTGACTGTCAAATCTTTTATGTTGCTTTTTCCTTTTTCAAGTTTCATTTTTTACCCCCGAATTAAAGACCTGTCAATGTTACGACAACCTTTGCCATTCCGTCCTTGCCTTCTGTTGGCACGATTTCAACAGGCTCTGTGTAAGTAGAAGCGTCAATCGAAACGGCTTTTGAAGTTTCAATGGCAGGAATATTTGAAAGTGTGATTGTTGCTTTCTTCATTCCGTCCTTGCCACTTGTTGGAGTAACTTCAACAGGGCTTTCGTAAGTTGATACATTGATTGTCTGTGCCTTGTTGTTTTCCAAATCTGCACCAGCAATTGTAACTGTATTGAATGTAACTTTCTTTACATCATAATCACAATCGCCTACAATTCCGATTGCATTGTCACAACCTGTAACCTTTACAAACTTCTTTGCACCGATTAAAGAAAAACAGAAACCTTCGTTGATATTCAAAGCGTCTGCTTTCA